TACAAGGAACTGCTGTTGGATACTGGCGTGTATGAAACTGATGCGAAATCAGTATAGTCATTACTGTTGTTGGTCAATTCGCCAGCGGTGAATGTATAGAAACTCGTATTCAAGTGTTGTCCATTTGATGCGCCCCTGATGTATCCACCTGCGGTTATATTGTTGCCAGACGAAATGTCGCCATCGGCGGATATATCGCCATCTGCGGTTACATTGTTGCCAGACGAAATGTCGCCATCAGCGGATATATCGCCATCTGCGGTTACATTGTTGCCAGACGAAATGTCACCATCAGCGGATATATCATTACCAGATAAAATATCACCATCAGCGGATATATCGCCACCAGACGAAATGTCGCCATCCGCACTGACATTTGATTCGGTTGTCATGTCGCCAGTCGCGTTGATGTCGTATTTCCAATTGTGGAGAATGTCAACGCCAAGATTTTCAGCTTTAACCACGCCATTGATGATAAGTGGCTTTTGTTTGCTTACAGATCCTATTCCGACACCCTCTTGACTTGTTGCTCCCATAATGATCTCCTTTTGTTGTGTTAAAAAAAAATTATATGGACATTATAATTCCCAGCGTGAAAAATTTCATGCTGGGAATAAAAGGTTTGATTAGCTTCTTACATTCATGCCGTTTTTAACGATCATCCACATGAAAGATACATCTGCGCTAGTTCCTGTACGAAGAGTAAAGCTAGCGAATCCGCTGTCGAACCCATCGTTTTCAAAGTTTCCATTGGCATCTTTTTTTGCAATGTGTGGAGCCAAGTCTCCACCTGATCCATCGGTGTCTGATAAATCTGACTGTATTACGAATACGGAATAATGAGATGGATCTAATGGAAGTTCTGGAAAATAAACACGAATTTTCCATGGTAAAGCTTGTCCAATATTTGAGCACACACCAGTCATGACGATATGTGGATCGTTGATGGTAATGTTCTTGATTGCTGGTCCGACTTTGCTCGCGGAACCTTGACCTACGCCCGTTACGCTAGTAGCACCCATAATAGCCTCCTTGGAATTAAGGTGAAAGTTAACCGATATAGATACGATTCGGGGATCTTTTTGTCGCAATCCAACGGAATAAATATTGCGAAAAATATATATACCTTCATGACCTACGAAAACAGCCCAGAGATGAAGTCGTTCCAGACTCAAATACTGTACGGAACAATTATAGGAGGATCGTCGATCGTCAACCCGACCTACGGCAGGAACTGCTACCTAGCCATGCGCGACAGCGACCTCAACTGGCTTTCCTACAAGATCAACGAGCTGCAGGACATGTTCAAGATGGACAGCAACACGGTCAAGAAGGACAAGAACACGTACAGGTGCTATTCCATAGCCTACCCGTGCTTCAACTCCATATACAGGAAGTTCTACAAGGACGGCAGGAAGATCATCACGAAGGAGATACTGGAGTCGCTCAACGACCTAGCCTGGATGGTTTGGTACGTGGACTCCGGAAGGAAGAGCAAGAGGAAGGTGTACCTGAGGACCCAGAAATTCGGCGAGGAAGGCACGCAGGTCATAGCCGACTACTTCAACTCCCTCGACTGCACCTGCTCCATAAAGAAGCAGAAGGAAAGATTCGAGATAGTGTTTGACAACAAGGGCGCGCAAGAGTATCTTAAAACATTCGCGCACAGGATCCCGAACTTCTTGGCAAAAGACTGACAGGATGGGCGTCAAAATGGGCACTTGGAAATACGGCATAATATTCCACAGGAACAGCAGGCGGGACTACTACGCCCTCCACGAGGTCTATGACGTCGGCGGGGAGACGTCCTACGGGAACAGCCCGATAGTCGTCGGAGACTCATCGGAGGAGGTCGTGGGCTCGATAAGGACGATGCTATCCGACGCCGAGGGCAAAGGGGTGCAGCTCATCGTCGAGGACCCGGAACCCATGATCCTGGAAAGCCTTTACGACCAGGAGGAAGCCAGCTGATGAGCACGAAATCCAGCCTCTACTACTGCGACAAGCTCCACCTCTACCACGAGATGTTCAAGGGCGAGAACATCCACCTCGAAATCAACTCGGACCAAGTCGACATCGACATCAAGCTCAAGATCGTGGATCTGGCGAAGATGTCGAAGTCAATAGACCTCGGATCCATGGAATCGCAGTCGTTGATAACGAACGACCAGATAATGTCCTACTGCAGGGCGAAGGTCGAAGAGAGGATGTCCGGGGACAACAGCATATACCGCCTCTGCGGCATGTTCGTCTTCGGCGACCACAACCTCCCCAACGATGTCCAGGTCGGCAACGGGTTCGACTTCTACGTCAAAAGGCGCGACGAGATCAAGTCCATGCTGGAGGAGATAAGGTCGGCAAAGGTGTCCGCCGTATACTTCGGTCTGGAGGACCTGCTGGGGGAATAGCGTCAAAGCGCCGTCCTCCATATGGCTTCGATCTCAGCCCTCTCCCTCTCGCTCAGCTTCCTCTCGTATTCCTCCCTGATCCGCCTCACCAGCTCCCTCTCGCACGACCTGCATCCCCAGCCCGAGAAGATCCCGTGGATATCGCATTTCCTGGTTTTTATCTTGGTCGCTTCGTTTTCTGTCATGGCTTCATCCCTTAAAGTCACAAAAATTCCATCGACATCCCCGGGATTGTAACCAGGAAACCATTCCGGTTCAATAGATACTTGCGGGGTGACAACATGATCGACAACATCGAAAAGGTTTGGGATCTTCTTGACAGGCTCAACGTCTCCAAGGTGTTCATCCTGTACATCTACAAGAAGACCAAGAGGATGCCAGAACCGCAGGCTACCATCCAGTCCGTCATGGTGACCACGAAATGCGGCAAGAACGACGTGGCGTGGGACGGCGAGATACGCGGGGACAAGAGCTCGATTTTGAAGATAATATGCGAAGTCCACGAGGGCGTCGAGGGAAAGGTGGACGGAATGATGACCTACAACAACATCGCCAAGAAGGTATGTGTCTCCGGCAAGATCAAGCAGAAGGTCTATCTCGAGTTCAGCAGGGAGATATGAGTCAGATGTCCCTGATCTTCTCCATCAGTTCCTTGCCGAGGTCGGAAGGAAGTTCCGAGGCTATGTCCTCTAGGTGGCTCTTCATGCCTTCCGGATCTCCCTCGCCGTGATGGCGCAGGAACTCCGGCAGGCTTCCCGAATCGGTCCACTCGGGATGCTCGAACTCGCCGCTGTCGATCCTCTCGCCAACCTTGGACATCACGGAGTTGGCTGCGTCCATCAGTCGACCCTCCCTGTCCCACTTTTCTTCGCCTTCGCCATGCTCGGTGGACTCCATCGATATGACCCTCACGCTCCCACCTCCGCCTCCGCACGATGAAGCAGCGTCCTCAGCCTCCTCCTCCTTGTCGTACTTGAACGCGTGGGCTACGTCGGATATGTTCGCCCTGCAAACGGATATCTTGTTCTCCATCCATTCCTCCAGCTGGTCATGGTCGTCCATGATCGACAGGATGAGTTCGGCGTATTCCTTTATGTCCTTCAGGTTGCGCTTCAGCATGTCGTTGCCGTCGTCGGAAACCTCAACCTTGGGCTTCGGGTCCATGATGTCGTAATACTGGTTCTCCGTGATGATCCCAGCCAGGTAGAGCTTGTAACTGTCGCTATTCTTGTTCAGCATCGTAGTTTTCCTGTTGTGGTTATTTGTAACTATTGCGTGTAATTGCTTGCATCTGATTCATGTTTATGCCAAACATGCCAGCTAATTTATGGACTAATGAACCCATAAATTGTTTTCTGCGTTGCATTCCCTTTACGTTTGCGTCTAATTTATCAAATAGCCTATTAAGTGGTTGTTCTAATGATTTCATGAATTCGCCATCTGCCACTTTAAGACTCTCTTCTTGTTCTGGAGTTAATTTTTCTTCGGCTTCCACATGACCTTGAGGACCGACTGCGCCCTGTGTAGGTCCCGGGTTCATGGATTTACTGTACGGATCGACGAGTTCACACAGGTCCATGTACTGGCTCTCGCTGATGACCCCGGCGAGGTAAAGCTTGTAGTTCTTGTTGCTTTTGTCAAACATTTTATTTTTCCTTTTTCCAAGAGATATTTTTCTTTCCTTTCTTCCTTTTCACCCCGACCTTCGTGCACGCGCCCAATGTCGGTCTGCAGGCGGGGTAAGCCCTGTCCGAGCCCTTCCCAGCCTTCTCCCTCCCGCACGGCACAAGCTTTCCCTTCTTGCTCGCCTTGCAGTCTATCCAGCCCTTTCCCCCGTTCCTGTCGAACCAGCCACGGAGACCGCGCTCCTTCTCGAGACCGAACGCGCCTTCCGACACCGAATCCGACTCGCCCCAATTCCCGGCGCCTACCTTCCTGCACTTCACCAGCGCGCCGGACGCGTAAGCGCTCGGCCATTTCTTGTACCTCGACTTGACCTTGTGGTAGCAGGCGTCCTTCCCCTCGCTCATCTCGAGCCATTCCGCGAATCCCGTCATCTCGTCACCTCGATCTTCCTGACGGAAGACCTGCTTTTCTTGTCGTCCTCGCCAAGCTCGTAGCCCGACTGGTATTCGTTGTCCTTGCCGAACAGCTTCACCTTCCTTCCGTAGATGCTGTCCTGGTATCCCCTGTAGAAGCTCTCGCTGACCTTCGTGGTCATGGCGCACGGCTTGATGTTGAGGACCTCGTCGGTCGTCACGCACAGGCTCGTGTTGAAGAACAGCCCGGTCTTTTCCTTTGACGCGGTTCTTGGGAACCCGCTGTACTCCCTGTCGACCGACCCGTCCCGGATCTTCCCGCAACCGACGGCAAGCAGGGTTGACGCGAAAGCAACAAAAATCATTTTTCTCATTTCACCTCCATACTTTGTCATCGACACTATTTTAGGTATATATGTACTCTGTCTCGGATATTGACATGGAAGAAAAAAATTTCATCAGCAAGGAACACGTCAAACGGGAGTTCGACTCCTACGCTAAATTCGCGTTCTCCGGGAACTTCATGGCGATGGCTCTGACCCTCCTGTTCGCGAACACCGCGCAGAGGCTCGTCTCGTCCATATCCGAGTCGCTCCTCATGCCGTTCATAAACTACCTGGTCAACGAGACCGGCGGGAACTGGAGGAGCCTAGTTTTCGTGCCCGTCGACAACATGGAGTTCGAGGTCGGCAAGATCGTCGGAACTTCGCTGGAGTTCGTGATAACCAGCGTGTTCGTCTATGTGCTGTACGTGAAGGTTCTGAACAAGGAAGTCCAGGAGAAGAAAAGCGCAAACTGACTTAGTTCGGCTGAGCCAATCCCGGCGCCGCCGCAGGCATCCCGGGAGTAGCCATCATGGAGCTTGAGCTCTTGAGCGCGGCGAACTGCGGCGGCATCTGGCGCGTTATGGAATCCCTGTTCTTGTTCCACCAGCCCATGAACCTGCCCTCCTCCATCCTCGGACCCGACTCGTCGGTCTTCCCGTAGTTCTGCCTCTCCCAGTCGTGCCTAGCCTCGTGGACTATGGTCGAAGCAAGCTCTAGCACCGCCTCCAGTGTGTCGCCGTGCTTCGCGAGGTGCTGCCTCACGTTGACGTGTATAGGGTTCGCCACCTTTATCTTCCTGACGTCCAGGTCCGGGGCGTGCTGCTTTATCACCTGTCTCACGACGCTCATCGGGAGCGCGTCTAGCTTGTGGTTGGAGACGATGTCGTCGCCGAAGACCATCCTCAGCCTCCCGAGGGTCGACTGGTCTATGACCTTCTTGTTCTCGGCCGAGTTGTAGAGACCGTACACGCCCTGGTCCAGGGTCGCTATCGTGCTTATGTTGAGGAGGAGCTTGTCCTTGTCGCTCTTTGTCTTGTCGTACATCTGGGCGAGCCTGACGGAGTATTTAGCCTTGTCGTAGACGGCGTCTATAGCCCTCTCGTCCATCAGTTCCGTGCCGATGGTGGCTGGGTTGACCTGGGGGGCATACGCGGTCATCGGCTGCGCCTGCGCCGTCTGTGGAGCCGGGGATCCAAGTTGCTCGAGCGTCACCATCCATTTCTTGAAATCCATCGTGTCTCCTGTTGTTGTTTCCTTTCCTATATATTGTTGTCCTCATTTTCTTTTCTGTTTTTGGCTTGGTATTTCGATGTAGCCGAGGCAGCCCTGCATTTCTTGCACCTGCTGGAGAGTCCGTCGCGTCTCCCCTTGTCCACGCCGAACTCCGCCAGGTCTAGGATGACCTTGCATTTCAGGCACTCCTTCTTCCCGTCGGCGAGGTGCGGGTTGTCCTTCTGCAGGTGCGGCTTCGGTCTGCTTCCCGCCATGTGACCTCCCTCTCGCTCGCATATGTAGCGACCGTTCCTCGCGATGTTCTTGTCGTGCGTGAGCCGAAGCGGGGTGTGGTCCATCTGGCAGAAGGAGCAGAACACGGTCACCTTGTCGTTGGCTATGTTTTTGCGATAGTAATTATTGGCTTTCTTCTGGTTAAGTTCTTTGCGGAATGCAACCCAGTCGAAATCACCCATCTGGGAGCGAACAACATCAGACCAGTCACGCAGTTCTTTGTCGGTCATCCCAAAAGTTTTTTCGGTGTAAACTTCGAAACTCCATCCTTGCGATTCTGCAAACTCTCTACTGTCATTGATTTGATCGATGTTGGCTTGTTCGCAAAGACGAGATTCTGGCTTAACCTCAATGGACTCATTGTTGCCATCCGTGTATGTAACGAGAAAATCCAAACATCGCCCCCTTTCTCTTGCTTGATAGGAGATTTGAGTTCGATAGGTTTTCACAGACGGGTCAGCGTCTAGCTCGTGGCAGAGTCGCAGTTCGTATGACGACCCATAGAATACCAATCCGGCTTTTCCAGACTGGTGCCAACCTTGTCTCTTCTTGTTTTCAAACTTGTTTTCCGCGTGAGCTTGAGAGGCGAGAAGGGAAAGTTTATTCTTGAGAGATAAACCTTTTTGCGTCTTGTAAAACTCCAATTTAGCCTCAGACATTTTCTCGCGAGTTTCCGCAGACCTTTTGATGCCTTTCAACGACCGACTGATGTTTTCTTTGCGGTCTTCCGAGAACTCTACATCTTTGTGGCGTTGCTTCATGCTGCAACTCCGACACAGGTATCTTCCTTTGCGAATTATTGTAGCCCTGGCTTTTTCTTTAAGAACAGTTCTCTCGCACCCACAGTCTGAACAATGCATGTCAATGTAGTGTTTCATTCCTACAGAGTTCCACTTGGTGTCAAATTCTTCTAGTTGCATTTTTCTCTCCTTATTGTTAATGACACACGCATCATAACATATCAGATATATTCTCGCAACAACCTTTTGAATTAAATTCTTAAAATGTAAATGCAAATAAAAAAACCCAACCATCCGAAGATGACTGGGTTTTTTATTTGTTTGAATTCCTTGTCTAGCAAGGATTTAAAACTAAATCACGAAATTTGCGATTGACATGCGGGCGTAGAATTTGGCGCCCTCACGTAGAAGTTTCTTCCCGTACCGGGTCAAAATACCTTTTCTCGGGCAGAAGCTCTCTGGATCGAGAACGACTGGAGTCTGGGTCAATGGCACGTAAGGACAGTAGAAGTATCCGGAGTCAAGGTAGGAATCGCCCTTGTAACCCATGAGCAACTGGTTGCTTGGGAACAATGGGTCTTTGTACAGTCTCCAACGATTGTTCACGGTCCCGACATACTGGATGCCGAGGGAGCTTGTGAATGTCTCGCTAGGAGCTGGGGCAAAGCCCGCGGTAGCGGTTTCGAAGATCGAAGCTACTTCAGGTGAGGTCACGATGAAGTTGGCGCCGCCGCGCAGAGTCTTACGATGGATGACGGATGAGATTTCTACGATCTTCACGTACAGTGACTCGTATTTTTCCTTGATGGTATCACCCAAGCTGGTGTTGAAGTCCCAAGCTGTGACGGTACCGGCGTTCTGTCGAAGATCGGTCAGAACTTCGCGGTCGATTTCGAGGTTGATTTCCTGTGCCAATACAGCTGTCAATTCAGCTTCGGCATCAAGGTTGTGCTGGCTGCGAAGGTCCTGTTGGGCTTCATAAGACCAGACTGCTTTCAACTTTCGGGTTTTGGCAGTGATGTCCTCAGATTCAATGACTAGATTGATTTCCGGGAGGTCTTGCGAGCACTCGAGGTTTGCCTCGTAGCTCAGAACAAGGTTGTTGGAGCCTGGGTTGTTGTTCCAGGTCAAGGTGATCTCGCCTGTAGTCACGTTCACCGTGCCAGCTTGAACGAAATCGGTTGGGTTGCCGATCGCGGTGAAGCTGAAAGCGCCGCCGCTGCTCACGCTGAATGTCTGTACCGCGGTCGCGCCCTTGTAGATGGTTCCGGTCACGGTTCCAGCCAAGATCGGGGTGTGTTCCAACGGGCTGAAAACTGAGGTTGTGTCCGCGCCGGCATCGGTGCTACTTCTCTCGTTCTGGACGAACTGGTGGGAGTAGAAGATGTCGAGGTTTGCGGTACCGTCAGCCTTCTGCATGAGTGAATTCGCGTCATCGCCTGGGAAGCCGCCATTGTTGTCGGCGCCGCGGGTCGCACCCTTGTTGGATGAATAACGGAATCGGAGATAGTAAACGAGACCGGTTGGTCCGAGCAATGGCTGGACGGATACGATCTTGTTTGCGATCAATTGCGGGTAAATCCTACGGACCAATGGTATGGAGATCCGTTTGAATTGTGCGATGTCGGCGGTGTCGGTTGACACTTCGTTCACAAGGCGTTGGTTTTCGAGTAGAACTGCGGTGGCGGCGCGAACATAGCGGTCTTCGATACCTTCGAGGAGACCAGTCTTGCCCCAGCGAGTTTCTAACTCCTTAGCTTCGTTCAAAAATCTTGAGTTTGCGTTCATTTTTTTTCCTTTAGGTTAGATACAGGCTCTATTGGGCTTTCTTAACACCAGAAAGAACCAAAATTTGGTCTAAGTCACTGTTGGAGGAGATGGCATTTTCCGCAATGACAACTTCCCTCTCAACTATCTTTTGTCCTCTCCCCGTTACGTTACGTGCCTTTTCTGATCTTTCTTTCTGTTCTGTGATTACTTCAGAATTCCTGCTCGAAACATTAGCCTTTCTATGCTCTGTAACCAAATTTGTAGCATGGCGCATGTTTTCGTTTAGCTTGGTGTTCTCGGTCGACAAACGTATGTTTCTCGCTTCCATGATTCGGAGCTGACCCTTGAGTTCATCAAGATTCTTGTTGACTTCCTCGAGCTTGGCCGAGGAGACGTTGTTCATGTCGTCGTCGGACATGTAGTTGCTGGTGATGTCGACGATTCTGTCGAGTACGACCTTGTGTTCCGCGAGGCGTGGGTCGCTGAGGATGTCCTTGCGAGCCTGCTCGTAGATTTCATGACCCTTGACCTGCAGGAACTGGTCGACCTTGTCGACGATGTATTCCTTCATCTCGAGGAGCTTCTTGTCGTATTCCTCGTAGAGTTCGACTTCGATTCCGTTGTTCTTCGATCTCTCGTTCTTGAGCATCTGGTAGGCTTCCTCGTAACCCTCTTCGAGGGCTTGCTTGTATTCCTCTCCCTGAACCTCAAGTCTGTTGCGAAGGTCCGCGATGATGGCGTAAGCCTCTTCGTAGCCTTTTTCCGCTGTTTTTTCCGCGCCCTTCAACTCACCAGAAAGTTCGGTGTAGGCTTCTTCCAGCTTCTCGTTGTATTCTTTCTCGAGATTGGTTTTAGCCTGTTCGAGCATCTCGCCGATGGCAGAGGATACTTCCTTCACGTCGGATTCTGGTAAAAGTTTCTTGATTGCTTCCATTATCTTTTCCATTAGCCTAACCTCACTTTTGCTAGTTTTTCGTTATAAGAAATAATCAAACAATTCTGGACTTAATGTTCTTTGTTTGATCCTCGATTATTCCACCCAAGCAAGCAATTAACGCTTCTTTGCTAACTTTATGTATGCTTCTGCTTTCGTTTTTAACGGAAGATTCCACACAATTATTCGATGGAACGTAACTCTCCCTCTTGCTCCCCCCTGAACTGACGACCTTCTCCTGGAAGGCTGCGTTGGTGCTTGGGTCGGCTACGGCGTCGAAGGTGAGGAGCTTGTAGCTCTCGCCTATGACAAGGATGCCGTTCTCGTCCACTTTCCCGTTCCCGACTCCGCGGCTGGATATTCCGACCCGGACGCCGTCGTTGATGAGAGCCTTGAGTATCTTCCCGTATGGGGTGTTCAGGATCTCTCCCTCGCCCATGAGGTTGTTCCCGTCCCACCACAGTTTCGTGATGACGTGGGAGGCGTGTTCGAAGTGGATGATGGAGTCGGTGGGGTGGTCCAGTTCGCCGACCAGACCCCTAGCCTTCACTATCGGTATCAGCTTCTTCACGTTCTCGTCAAGCACAGAGTATGGGTACATCCTCTTGTTCTTGTTCACGGCTTCGGCTTCCTGGAACTTGCCCTTGAACTTGACGAGACCCTTCTCGGTCGACTCGCTGAGGTTCAGGAAAAATCCGCCGTTGTTGCAGGAGTCTACAAGTAACATGTTGTTATCGCTCATGATTCTCCTTTTTTTACTCAAGTACTTCTAAAGCGTGTGGACATCTTTTCCAGTCATAGCCAAGACCGTCAAGTTTAGCCTTCAGACCACTTTTTATGTATTTCGCACCTTCTTCTCCACCTGGAGAATTGGCTATGGTCCTGAGTAATTTCTTTGTGTCCATTATTTCTTTTCTTGCTTTAATTAGAGGACTGTTTTCGTCACCTTGTAATTTTCCCATCCCGTCCAATGTCCAACTTTCAGTCATTTTTGCGGTTTCTCTCTTCGGGTGCATCGGGTTCGAGAGGTTCGGCCAAGTGTCGTCCGACTGGTTGGTGCCCAGGTCGTCGTTGTCCTTGTCCGCTCCCTTTTCGCCCTTCATCGTGAATTCGAGCGGGCTTGGTATGTATGGGTTGCTGAGGGATGGCCAGACGTCCTCGCCGCCGATGTTGGAGAATGCCTGGTGCATCATCTCCTCCTCGCCGCCGAAGTCTTTGCCGTCGCTCACCGGAGCCCTGTTGACGCCGTATTCGTCGTTGCCGTTGAACTTGCTTGGGACGGCGTCGGTCTGCTTCGCGTTCCAGCTGGTTCTCGGGTGTTCGCCGCCCACGGACGTGTGGACTTCGGAGTCCGACCATTCGCCGGAGTTGTCGAGGTTGCCCTCGATGATGTCGGAGATGTAGTCGGAAATCGCCTCGGCTAGTTCCAGCGATGGCTGGGAAGCCCTGTTCAGCACTGATTCGCAATCGGACATGAGGCTGGCGGTCTCTACCTTCGTCACCTCGTCGTTAGCCCCGGCTGCGTTCTTGTGTATCTGGTGCAGAGCCCTGTAGAGGTCGGAGAATACCTTCATGTCTATGTTGTCGTTCTCGTCGAGCTTCGAGAAGAAGCCGGACGCCACCTTCTGGAACTCGGCGTAGGAGTCCTTGCATGTCTTGCATTCCGCGGTTATGTCGGTCCTGGATCCAGCCATGTTTCCGATCTTCCTCACCCTGTCGGTGTAGGCGCTGTGCGCCGTTCGCAGGATGGCTTCGGCTATGAACTGGCAGGTGCTGTCGTCATAGTTCCTCACGTTCGCTATCTCGAGAGCCTCAGCCACGGTGGAGGTTAGTTCCCCTTGCGTCAGGCACAGCACGGACGGCCATTTGCTGACGACGTTTTCCAGGGTCTCTTCCAGAGCCGAGTTGTCGGATACGTTGTTGTATCTCTTGAGTTCCGCTATCGCCCTCACGAAGGACTGGTCCTCGTTGATCTTCTTGGCGGTGCCGCGCAGGATCTTGAGTTCGGTGTCGGGTGTCTTGTATCCGAGGGAAAGTATCTTGCCCTCGTTCCTCTTCCTCATGGTCGGTATCGCGATTCCAATGATGTTGCCGTTCGAGTCCGGAACGATCGTCGATTCCCTGACCACGTGACCGAAGTTCTTGAATTCTATGTATCCGTACACGTTCTCGCACAGGTTGGACCATTCCTTCATGGCGGCTGCCGTGCGGATGTATACCCTCTTGCGCGAGCCCTTGCTTTGCTTGCCGAGCGCCTTGTGCGCCTTCGCGAGAAGCAGCGCGCGAGCCTTTTTCTGGCTTCCAGTCCTCAGTCGTCTGGCTTTCTTCATGCCTAATTTTCTGGCGGCTATTGTTTTTGATGTTTGTACTTTGTTCTTGAGCGGGGAGCGTCCTTTTGGCTTGGAAAGCTTGAAGATCAGTCTCTTGCCCTCGTTGAGTTCCTTGCGGACGTTCGGCATGGAGAAGTACTCGTCGAATTTCTCGTCGGCTACCGCTTCCTTGCTGTCTATGATTGCGTCTACCATTTCCGAGATGGCTTGGCGGGCGCTTTTCTTGCTGGATTCCTCGTCGATGACGAGTTCCTGCATGTTCTCGAACAGTACGTGGTCGTTCTCTATCTTGTAGATGGCGTGGATGTAGTTGTCATCCGCAGTCTTGTATGTGGCTTCGCTCTCGTTGAAGCAGTGAAGCTCAACGTCGATGCCGAGAGCCTTGCCGAGTACGTCTTCGGCTTGTACGAGTTCATTTTCCGCCCTGGTAAGTGAATTCTCTTCCAGGTTCCTGAATGCTTCGAAGCTTATAAGTTTTCTTTTCATGTCTGATCAACTCCCTGTGCTTTAGGTTACTTGATTTATCCAGCACTATTTACATATGCCGTTTCATTGAGTTATATATTGCACTGTCCCAAATATTTTCTTGTTAAAATCACAAAATGTGGAATGGCTCCGAAAACAGCCATGCCCACAACGCGTCATGATGGCAAAAAAAAGTCGTGCTTACTATATAGAGCATAGTTTCAAATATATTACAGAGGTAAAAATGAAAACGTTTTTTCAATTCATGGAAGACATGGGTATGTCAGACCAGCAATTCGGCAAGGATCAGGGAGAAGGTCTTACCACGATGCAGAAAGGCGTCATGAACAAGTTCTTCAACGCGCTTGAGCAAGCCGTCGCCGAGAACCCATCCATCCTGAACAAGATCGTCAACATCATAGACTCGGCTTCGGAAACGGAAACGGAATTAAGACCTATGATCGCAAAGCTTAAAACTGCCATGGCGAATAAGTCTTCCGAAGGCGAAGAAGCTCCAGCCGGAGCTCATCCAGAAGGAATGTAGTCACTTCGTCTTGCCGAACCAGTACCTGTTCGCCTTGGCTAGGCTAGCCTCGCCAAGGTCGTATCCGGTGCAGTCGAAAGCCACGGCGTCAACCTTGCACAGCGGGCACAGCGCGGTCTCCCCGGAGTCCGTGTACTCCTTTATGTCAGAGGCTGAGAACGACTTCACGCAGTGGTAGCACCCGGCGTTCTTCGATATCGCCTGCAGGCTTTTGTTCTTGAAGCTCAATTGAGCCAACTGGTTTTCCGTCATCATTTTAAACACCTCGTATGCATCAGCTCAAGTAGCTGGTGTCCTTGTCCTCGTAGTCCATGTCCGTCCTGTAGTCCTTGATTTCCATGTTGTACTTCTTGATGTCGTCCTCGGACGGTATCGGCACTTCCGAAGCCGAGTCTCCCGGCTTGGACTTCTCGTCCGTATCCTCCGGCGCGCCTTCCGGCGGGGCTCCTTCCGGGGAGCCTTCTGGTGGCGCTCCTTCCGGTGGCGCTCCCCCGGCTGCGAGTTCCGGCGTCGGACCGCCGGCTTCGGCTCCGACTTCCGTGTCCGGCGACTGCTGGTTTGGTATCCCGACCCCGAGGAGCTGCGGGTTCTGCGACATGATCTGTATCTTCAGGTCCTCCAGCTTCTGGAGCTTGAGCCTGCTGAGCATCATCGAGGTGTCCTCGTCGGAATACATGAGTATCCTCGTGTATATGTCGTAGTCGGACATGAGCATGCCGCTTTTGAGGGCGCCGGCGTTCGTGAACCTCGCCGTCCTCACCTCGGCTCTCGACAGTTCCCTCCAGTCAGAAGGGGGCGTCATCTTCACCTTAAGGTCATGGTACATCTCCTGCGGATAGCCGCGGAGCTCGAGATGCCTCTCGCACAGGTCTATCATGGCGTCCTCGAAATTCGACTGCAGCCTCTCGATCATCCTTGCGAACTTAACGTCCTGAGCCGAAAGCGTTATCCTCGTGGCGTTGACGTCCTCGCTGGAGAAATAGTTCTTCGGGAAGTTCAGGGCTATGAAGAGCTTGTTCCTGAAATAGAGCGCGTCGTCTATCTCGCCGAGGTTCTGCGCCCCCGGAAGGGTCTCGATCCTGCTGTTCGCGTTCGGTCTCGTGGGTATCCAGAAGTCCTCGTCCTGCGCCGGGGGCTGCCAACGCTCCTCGACCATGTTGGCTCCGACCGAGCCCCGGTTGTTCGCAGTCTTCCTCTTGCGGAACTGGTCCTTGAGCCTCTCTATGAACGCCTCAGCCTTGAAAGGCGGAAGCTGACCGACATCTATGTAGAACACCCTTCGCTCGGGAGCCCTTACCAACCTGTATACGACCATGGCGTCCTCCATCAGCCTCAGTTGGTGGGCTGGACCCCTCGCCGGCTCTATGAGCGACTGACCGTACGGGTAGAAGTTCTTCCTGTCGTCTCCTATCCTTATATGGAGAACCTGGGTAGGGGCGAACCGTATGGCTGTTGACTGAGCCAGTTCGGCGTCGCTCATCTGCGACACGTCTCCACGGGCTATCGACTGGTAGTCTGGACCTTCCTTGGATTGCTGGAACTCCACGAGCCTTCCCTTGATGGTCTCGATCCTGTACATGGTGTCGACAGGCAGGGGGACAATCTTGTATATGCCCTCGGACGGGTTATCCGGGTTTATCACGACTTCGAAGAACTTGTCGCCGTGCACTATCAGGTCCTTGAAATAGACGTAGGCGTACCTGTTTATGTTGAGCATCTTGCGGTTCAGGAGCAGGAACTCGAGCTCCTTGCGGATATCGTCGTTCTTGCAGTCTATCTTGAGGACGTTCCCGTCATCGTTCTTCTGGCAGTTGTGCAGTATCACCGAGTCGGTGGCGAAGCACTTGTGTTTCTCCACGGATATGTCGTAGACTTCCGTCTCCGGTCCGTCCGACACGCCGACTACCTTCCTCACGGTCTTGTTTTTCGCCAGGTGCCGCAGTTCCTTGAGGGTGAAGCCGTTCTTGTGCATCCAGTTCTCGACCGTGTTCCAGTCGTGGTCCATGATCTTGGCTATCTGCCTCACCGAGATGTCGCCGCATATCAGCCTCGCAGCCCTGTTGACCTTCTCGTATTCCGGGCTTGTCTTCCCGTTTTTCCAGTCGTCGATGAACTGACGCTCGTGCACCCATCCCTTCTCGAAGCTGTACAGTCTCGGGAACAGGTTTGATTTGAGGTCGTTGTGGTTCTGGTTCGCTGGGATCCTGTAGAAAGGCATGAGTTCGTCGCCGAACCTGAGTTCGCCGCATGTCGTCCACTCGCCGTTCCTTTTCAGCACCCTGTGGTCGTGCGTTGCGGTTATGGTCTTGCCGTTGTCCAGGACTATCTTGACGGTCTTGGCTTTCCTCACCAGCCTTGGCGCGTAAGCCCATCCGAGGGTATAGTCGCTTTTCTCGAAGTCATAGCAGTAGACTAGGAACCTATCTTCAGCCTTGTCCCTGACAAGCGACTCTATGGTCTGGAATCCGAACGGCGTCGCTATCCTGGTGTCGCCGGCGACGCAAGCCTCGTCGGCGAAAACGGTCATCGCCATCTCTATCTCCGGCAGGTTTCGAAGCCTCTCGTACTCCTTGTACCGCATGGATCGGTTACCAAGGGTCGTGGTGTCGATCATGTCGTAGGTCTGGCGCAGATTTACGTAATTGCTCGGACCCTGCCCAGCGACGAGCTCGCCGCCAGTTTGCAGGGCGTCAGCCTGAGATATGCCCGCTCCCGAGAATTTGGAAGCGTCTTTCGTCTTTGTTAGCGGATCTTTCTCGTTGGCATATGTAAATAGCTTAAAAAAATCTGACCAAATTGTCATAATATTCCTCTATTTAACTTAGTATAAGTTCAATAGATATCTATTTTTTTGACTTTTTTGGGTTGCAAATGAAAAAAGTTTTGTTTTTGGTCAGCCATGTTGGCTCGGGGAGCGGCTCGGTCTACGAATCCCTCAACGCGCATCCGAAGATACAGGGGTTCTTCTCCGACAATGTTTACTCGAGCAAGATCAGGCTCATGTCTCTTACCGGGAACAAACACAAGCTGATGAACAACTCCAGGATATACATGGACCACCTGCTCTACAACTACCAGATTTCGGACAGGTCTCTTCTGTCCTGCTGCAGTTTCGTCTACGTTGTCCGCGAGCCTGAGGCGTCCGTCGACTACCTGATAGGATCTGGAGCATACAGCAGGGACCAGGCTAAGAGATATTACCTTTACAGGATAAGGAGGATATGCGAGTTGGCGAAGAGGACGCCTGGGTCGACTTTCCTCACGCACGCCAACCTCCGGGACGGCAAGGGTCTAGATCTCATACAGAGGCAGCTGAACCTGAAGGACGGCATACCGGGAATAAATTGGGTCGACGAGCAGAAGATGAAAAACCAGCTTCGGATCGAAGAGTACGACTCGCTTTCCGAGGCTTACGAGAAATATCTCTATTTCGTGAGCAATATCGGATGCTTGGGCGTTAAATAGATCTATGAAGTACAGCGAATGGCTAAAAAGGAGAGACGAGAACCGTGGCGCCGCCAGGGTAGGCATATCCGATATCGGTCCGGACTCCCACGACATGGTTCCCGACGAGATTGGAGGGGAAAGCCCTGGGGCGTTCAACACCTTCTCCCTTGACGGCAAGGATCTGCCTCCAACTCCAGGCGGCAAGATGAAAAGGATCATGTCCCGAAAGAAAAACTGCAACTGCGGCAAATGATTTTCACTGGGGAAACAGGATGTATCCCTTCGGGGCGATGAATCCGATGTCGTTCTTGTCCTCCACCGTTATCTTGGAAGCCAGAAACTTCAGTCGGATTATGTCGTTGTCGGCATATATGGCGCACACCCACCCATCCCATCTGCGGTCGAAATCCTCTATTTTCCATGTCCTTATCTTCAGGTCGGCATCGCTGTTGTTCACGTACTTCATGACGCCGTTGTTCTCGTCGTAGTGAACCATCACCATGGCATGCCCCGGTATCCCGAACAGAACCCCCCTTTTCTCCTTGACCACAGCCTTGTAGATCAGGCTCTTGTCGTTTTTGCTTGTGGTCTGCTCGAATCTCACGTTGAGCTGATTCAGCTTTCTTGATGCCCCGGTTGGGCTGCTGTAGCTTTGGCATTCCCTGTCTTTCGTCAGCCCGATCAATTTCCTTTCCTCGGCGTATCGACCGATGCACTCGAGGGAAGCCCATACGCATTGAATGCCGGTTTTGTTGAAAACCCTGTCTTTCATTGGTATCGGAACCATGACCCCGGACAAGTCGTCGTCGGCTTCGCCCTCGAAAAGTGCGACTGGATTCGCGCGGTCGGAATTTTGGCTCGGATAGGTCGCTTCCTGGACTTTCATCCCATAGGAGAAAAGACACAGGAATGCCGACAGCAAGGCGCAAGACATGGAAAATTGCAGAAACGCATTTTTGGGTTTCATGTTCCTCCTTGAACTGTTTGCAATTATATAGTTCTGTTTCCGCACAACATTTGCGGTTTCGATAATATTCTTGCTTATGGCTTGAAAACGAAAAACGGCGCCGGAAGCGCCGTTTTTATCTTTGTTTGATGAAGATCAATCGTCTTCTTTCGAAAATCAATTCATATTGAAGCTAATCATCGTCTTCATCGTCGTCTTCATCATCCCAATCATCGTCTTCGTTTTCCCAGTCGTCATCATCATCGTCGTCGTCGTCATCATCATCGTCGTCGTCATCATCATCGTCGTCGTCATCATCATCGTCGTCATCATCATCGTCGTCGTCATCATCATCGTCGTCATCATCATCGTCGTCGTCATCATCATCGTCGTCGTCATCATCATCGTCGTCGTCGTCGTCTAGATCTTCCAAATCGTCGTCATCATCATCATCATCGTCATCATCATCGTCTTCATCATCCCAATCATCGTCATCATCGTCATCATCATCATCGTCTTTGGAGTTTATGGATGAATCCCATTCGTGCATCTTGGGTTTTATCTTAGAGAAAGATTCCATTTCTATGTTTGCGAACAAATCGAAGATATTCATGAATCACATCCTTTTGTGGTTACCTTTAATACATAATATAAGGAGATACCCATGAAAAAAATACTGATTTTTTTGATTTTTTCTTTTTTTACAGGATGCGCGTTCGTGCCTTTTGCCAGCCCTATAATTACGGGCATCATAATTTACAAAGATGGCAAGGCGAACAAATATTACGACATAGACCAAGAGGTGGTAAAAAGGTCTGTCAGAAAGTCGTTTTTTGACCTCAACATCAAGATAACGAAAGACCAGAAGTCAAGGGGCGGATATTCCATACAAGGGGTCGGACACGACAGCTTTTCGGTTGCGATAACGAAAGTTGGGAAGGATACGACATGCCTCAGTGTCAGAATCAACACTTTCGGTAACAAGCCCTATTCGGAGCTTTTCTTCCAAAAGGTTGATTCCAACATTGAGATCATAAACTACGACAAGGAAGGCATGCCAGTGAAACTAGCAGACCGTCCTTGATACTGTCGAGCAGACGGTTTTGGAAATCGAGCCGCAGGCGTTAGTCGTGATGAAGCATCCCGACTTGACTGGCTCCGGCTGTTCCTGACCATTGCATTCGCAGTCGACCGTGACTCCCTTGCTGCCGCATCCGGCATTGTTTTCCCCTTTCCACGCCTTGCCGTATTCTGGGGCGTTTGGGTCACAGGCGTTGTTCTGCATGCATTTGCATCCGGCTATTCTCTTCCTGACCAGTTTTCGATTCTTGATCTCGAACATTTTCGAGTCTTCGCTGCCTATGTGACCTTTCCTCTCCAGCATTGAGACGCAGAACTTGGTCATCTCGTCGACATCCTCGTCCGATGTTTCGATGGAGTGAACCAGATTCTTTTCGCTGTCGAACAGGTAAAGGCTGTTGTCTGGCAGATCCACGCTGAACTCGTCTTTTTTGTTCGAAAGGGAGAAGATGTTGTTCTTTTCCTTCGCGATCTTCTTGCTCTTGACCTTGCAGACGAACCCGCCGTCAATTTGCTCCTCGGTCACGATCATGCTCTTGCTCTTTTTCATGATCGACTTGTAGCTTTCCTCACCGAGAATCTTGATGACCGGCTTGATTATGTTCCTCTTGGAGAAAACGGAATTGAGTACTGATAGGTATTTTGATCCGTTTTTCGTTATGTCGTAATTTATCATCTGGCTGGCAAGAGACTCGAAAAACTTGATCGTGTTGGCGTGTTGGGCTGCGTGCAGTATGTATGTCGCGGCGGTGTCCCTGGCTAGCTTGAGAGCTTCCAGAGGCGCCATTCTGTCAGCCACGTTCTTCTTGTACATCTCCACCATGCACTCGTACCAAGCCCCGGTCCAAACCCTGCTGAAACTGTGGCATTCGTTCGATAGAGACGCGTTGGGGGCGTCGTCTGGAAGCGTCGTAGGGTCGACCCAATTGAAGTTGTTGGCGGCGTCTCTCAGGAAAAGCGAATAGGACATGTCGCCCGTGACGTCACCTATGGCTTTCCCCAGTTCCTCGGCCAGCCTCGACACGATGTTGGATTTCGACATGTCGTTGCCCGTGTCCCTCAGAGCCTTCTGGAGTATCTGGTCGTACTGCATTATGTTCAATATGGCCACTATGTCGCCGAACGATTCGTGGAAAGCCCAAGCCTCGTAGTACTGGGCGCTCCACAGGTCCGGTCTTATTATGTCAAGGAAGGCGTGACCGAACTCGTGGGCGACAACATCCGCCGACTGGCAGGTGTAGACCATCTTCTTCGTGACCTTATTCGTGTCGTAGAAGAACTTGAGGCTTGACCTGTCGTAGTAAGCGTTGAAATCCTTGCCAGCCCTCGGGTTGACGTTCAGTATGCTTACGGCAGCCCATTTCCCGAAGGTTGTCTTGGTCTTGATTTTCGATATGAGGAACTTGGCGGTGTTCGTTATGGTCACGTAGCATCCGGCAGCCTGACCCTGGAGGGTTTCGATTCCGTAGCCGCCGCCCTTGTACCCGTTTATGTTCATCTTTAGAGTGCTCGGAGCCGGGGGAACCACGCTGATTATCTGGTCGGAAGTGGTCGGATCGTTCAGAAGGTATTGTATCTTGGCGACCGGCGCCGGCGCCGAGACGGCGGAGTTCAAGTCCGCTCTGGCGTCTTTTTCGACGACCGCAGCCATGATCTTCTTGTTGTTTGATTTCTTGTTTTTTTTGTTGAAGGAGAACAATTTCTTTATCCAATTAAACATGTAGACCTCCTTGATGTAAAATGGTTTTCGAAACTTGAGACCGTCGATATATATATTTGATGGGATTCCATAAAACACTAATTTGTCACCAAACTCATGAATACAGAAAAAATAGTACAAGAGCAGCGAACGATAGAAGCCATGAAAAAAGGATATATGGGCTATGAGGGCAAATTCGCCCAGATAGCCCGCAAGTTCGGATTCGATGTCGTGCAGCAGGGTTCAGGCGCTTTCCACCAGACTTTCATAGATGATTTCTACGAATGGGGCGAGGAGGAGGAAATACCGACCATGGACGAGGATGAGGTGATACACCATCTCGGGTATAACTACGACGGCTACAAGAACGGAGACGATCTCACCGTGAACCTGAATCTAGCCAACGCGGAGATAAAGGTGATGTTCGAGGGGAATATGGTTTACAAGGAGGTGGCTGGCGACCTAGAATGCTTTGTGCCGAACGAGTTGTGGGAGTTGAAGATCGAGGCGATCTATTCCAGAGTCCTTAAAAACGACAAGTCAAAGAAGAAATCGGCGAGGCAGGACCTCGTGAAGAGGTCGGACGCGAAGAAGAACGAGATCCTGAAAAGGCTCAAGGACAAATGGGGGGTTTGACCGATGGATGACGAAGGCGTTTTTATTTGCAGATTCGGTGAAAATTTCAGGTTGTGCAGGGTGAAGGCTCAAGACCTTGCCGTGATTGGCAATACGAGGGATTTCGACGATTTGGACGACGCGTTCGCCGAGGCTAAGGTTATTATTTCCTATGAAAAAAAACCTTTCAAGGCTATCATAAGGTATGACAAAGGTCTGGGTGTGGAATACCTGACCGTTCCGGGAATATGCGCCAAGGATGAGGCTGAGGCTGAGGTGATGGCTCTGGAAAAGAGCGGTCTGCTCGGCAACAAGGACGCCAGCGTGTCTGAAGTGAAAATAAGGCATCAAAATTGACGCTGGTGGGATAAATAAAGTAAGTCATATTTTTACAAGAGGGGTAACATGAGCGATCACGTAGAAAAATGGACATTAGAAGACGGCAGGAAAGCCGAGAAGCGTATTGTCGAAAATGTAAACCAAAGTGAACTCACGAGCGAAAAAGTCGTAGAGCTTCACATGGAGGACGAAAGACCTCTGAAACTGAAGCAGAGGATCACGGAGAAGACCAAGCCGGTCATCTGCGAGCGTAAAATAGAAACCATTGATGCCCACGGCAATGTTGTGGAAGTCAAGATCGAGGCTTCCGAGCCACAGGTGAAGATGCAGGTTGTGGAGCACATTGGTGTCGCCAATGTCGGAGCTCAGTCGCACTGCAAGACCGCTTGCAAGAAATCGCTTACGAAGGATGACGTGTTCGAGGTTGTGCGTGACGCGCTTGCTTCATCCAGAGTGAATGAATGCCACAAGATCAACAGCCTTGGTCTTGCCGACCAGATAGAGGAAAAGGTTAACGATGAGGAGAAAAGCAACAAGACCGTGAACAACGTGCTTGTCGGAATCATCGTAGTCCTCACCGCAGGTTTGGGGTATTTGTTGTTTGCGATGTAATGAGTCCAAAATCGATTGGGGGGAAACGCACAATTTCCCCTCATATCACATTGAAGTAGTCAAATCTCTGAAAAAAAAAGAAACACGCACGCAATTGACGGACAGGCGATCGGCGGAAAACTGGTCTATCGGAGACTTCGATTTACGCTTTCCTGATTCCAAAGGTATTAACATATCCAGCGGAAACATATAGCCAGTTGGTGTCTGCCATAACAGTCTGCACTGGTGATGATTTGCTTATAGCCGTTCCATCTCCTAGTTCACCGTTTTCGCCATATCCCCAAACCCAACATGTTCCATCATTCTTGATCGCAGCAGATTCGTATTGTCCACCGTCAACCTGCTTCCAATCAGTTCCATAAGTAACCGTTTGAACTGGTGACGATCTATCACTTGTTGTTTCGTCGCCTAATTGACCATCATTGTTGCTTCCCCAAGTCCAGCATGTTCCATTATTCTTGATCGCAATCATGTGATTGTCGCCACAGGAAATTTGCTTCCAGTCAGTTCCTCTAGCTATGGTTTGAACTGGTGAAGATTTGTCATCAGATGTTTCATCGCCCAATTGACCATCAGCGTTTTCGCCCCAAGTCCAAAGAGTTCCATTATTCTTTATTGCTGCGGTAAAGCGTTCCCCGCAAGAAACGGACTTCCAGTCAGTTCCGCCACATATCGTCTGTATTGGCGATGATTTATCATCTTCTGTATCATTTCCTAATTGACCATGCCCATTATCGCCCCAAATCCAAAGCGTTCCATTGTTCTTTATTGCTGCCGTATGCTTGCCACCAGAAGCAACTTGCTTCCATTCAGTTCCTCCACATATTGTCTGTACTGGCGATGATCTACTACTAGTTGTTTCATCACCGATTTCTCCGCTATTGTTGTAACCCCAAAGCCATAATGTTCCATCAGTCTTTATTGCAGCACAATGTTCGTAGTAGGTTCCAACCACCATTGACTTCCAATCATTTCCGCCACATATTGTCTGTACTGGCGATGATTTATTAACAGTTGTGTTGTCTCCCAAACCACCATCATCATTCAGACCCCAAGTCCAAAGTGTTCCATCATCTTTCAAACCAGCGATGTTGTAGTATCCACAATTGATTTGAACCCAATTGCTGCCACCAGCGATTGTTTGAACTGGAGATGATCTGTAATCTGTTGTATTGTCGCCAAGTTCCCCATCATCATTGTAACCAACGCCCCATACCGTTCCGACGATTGGCGTGACAGGAGGCGTAGGAGGCGTGATCAAGTCATCAGATGTGAGAACATGTGGTATCTGAAAAATTTCATCAGGTTCAGTATTTGTGTCGGTGAAGGTATAGATGGTTTTTCTGGCTAAATCGCCAACCAATGCACCTGCTGGATATTCGATTATCTCGACAATTCTTCCTTCTTCATCTACGGTTTGTTTCTTGAATGTATATATGCCAGAAGCACGACCACGCAATAGTTCCCAATCTGC